GTTCGAGATATCCGAGGCTATCAAGGGCCTTATCGCCGTACCAGAGGCAATCATGGCAATTGACATGGATCTCTTCGCCCGTAATCGGCTCCTTGCCTGAGACGAAGGCGAGCATGTCCTCCCTGGCGATAGGAACCCCGGCCTTCCACCAGACAAACTCAGTATCCAGGATCGTGTTTTGTGCAGGGAGGGTGCGAACTTCCTGGACGATCTCGGGAAAGATCTTCGCCCGGTCTCGCTTCTCGTCTTCTGTGAAGATGCGGACTTCCTGGCCTATCTTGTGGATCACCATCCTGATCCCGTCATACTTGGTCTGGACTGCGATCTCTTTGCCTCGCCCGATAACGTCCTTTGCCCAAAACGTCCAGAGGGAATCGAAGTCAAAGAACTCCCCAACGTGGTACCCGCCCCGGCCTTTCATTGGGGTGAATGGAATCCCGAGCTTGATGGCCTTCTGTACCTTGGCCTTGACCACCCGCCTCTTGCGTTCATAAGGCGCAGGCTCCGGCTCTATCCTCTCGACGCGCGCAGCACGCCTTCTGAAGACCAGATCGTAAAGGGGGATGTAATCGGTGAATGGTCCTTGCGGGGAATCTATGAAATGCAAATCACTTTGTTTGTCTGGGTCCAGAAATCGCCTGAGCGAGACGTTCACAGAAGCCCCATGAAGGCCATAGATATCAACCCCGCTGTCATAGGCCGCCCGAATCAGAACATCAAGATCAGCAGGCTCTTCCGTAACTGCCGCGGAGCCCACAAGAGTGACGAAGTCGCGAACAAGCACGATCTCATCTGGGAGCCTTGAAAGCATAGGCCTTATGGCCTCTGGAATCTCGCCGTCTTCCCCGATCACCTTTCTTCTGCGCGAGAGGAGGCGGGCTTCGGCGACAAGGGGCAATTTCTCATCTACCCTAAAGCCCCGCCTTTCCATCTCGCGCATGACGAAGATCGCCGCATTCACGAAACTCTCGACGGCGCGGCCCGCCTTCTTTCGGGCTCCATAAAGCTGGTTGAGCCTGTGGAAGGCGCTCAGGATCTCGTCATCAGGGGCGCGGGCGAGAATATCGGGCCTAATCATGTCATCTATCTTCATGGGGCCTCTCGCTCCTTCCGTTCAGGGAGGCCTCCGAGACGCCTCAGAAAATTCTCAAGCTCCTCATCAGGAAAAAGGCTTGCGCCGGCTGATCCAAGAGCCTCGATGAAGTCTGCAACCTCGGATAGGTCAGGAGTCTCTATGTCGCCGGGAACCAGGCGAGGATAGTCTAAAGAGAAGATTCCGTTGATCTCAAACAGCCTTGGAATCGCGTATCGGTTGAACACGTCCGCAATGGAGTCAAGCCATGCTCCTATAGCCATTGCAAATATGTCGGTCTTGGAGGATGCCAGGGCGAACGAGCCCACCTTCTCATGCCCCAGGAGGATGAAGTCGGCAAGACATGTCATGGCGATCCTGCGGTCGTACCTTTCAATGATCTCGGAGGTATCAAACTCCCGCTTGCCGCCAGACGATAGAAGCGCAAGGTCATAGAGCTTGTTCCCGCCCTCATCGTAGGCAAGGGGAAATACTACCCCTTCCTGTTCGTCCCTTCGAATGTTGGTGATGATGCGCTTGATCTGCTCCAGCACTTGCCTTTCAGCGGTTGATGCGCCCTCTCGGAGGATCTCGGGAGGAACCCATGCGATAGGAAGACCGGCGAGGTCTCGCTCGATTCCGATTCCTTCGATGATCTCGATGTGCTTCTTGAAGTAATAGGGCTTGTATGCAGACCGGAGGATGCTCCTGCCTTCGGGGTTCCCTTTGTGGGTGGACGTGCGAAACAGGAGACCCTTTTCCAGCGGGATCGTGGCCGAGATGTACCTGGGCGGAGCCGATTGGACGAATGCCGTGACCTCGCCCGAATCATCGAATATCCAGTGGTCAAGCGTCTCCTGCGCCCTGATGGGAAAGCCGCGCCAGCCGATAAGCCCATCTTGGTACCTGCTTTCGGGCTTCTTCCGCTTCTTGTAGACGATCTCATGGAATGAGAACCCGAATACGAGCATGGACAGGATCTCGTCTATCACATCTGAAAAGGTGGTATTCATATCTTGAAGGCAGCCTAAAATGAAGTCTCGAGCCTCCTCGCCTCGCCTATCCCCGCTAGCTGGCTCCACTCTCCACTCGACCTGCCTTATGAGCATTGAGACCGCAAAGAGTATCGCCCCGATCACGGGGTCGTTATCCCGCATTTCGCGAAAGACTTTGAACTTGCGGGTCCCCGAAAGCTCAGGGAGCCACTCCTCGTATATGAAGCCCGAGAATTGACTCAGCCCAGTCGAGCCGAACTCGGAAAGGAGCACAGGCGTAGGAAGCGTCATAGGCCAATCAACCTTCCCTTCCAGAAAGCCCGGGCGCTGAAGGAAACGGGGGGGAGAACGGCCAGGCCCTATCTCTTCTCCCCGCGTTTTTGCCTCGTCTCCCCGCCTTTTCCGCGCTCTTCCTGCCTCGCGGGCCTATCTTAAGGAGTCGGGGGGTGCGAAAGGTCAAGCAAAATCACAGAGCCAAGGTCCGGCAGAGTGCAGAAACACTCCCAGCACTCGCAATCAATCTGAACCACAAGCCAGTAAGAAAGAGAATCGTATTCGATGCGGAGGACGAGATAGCATTTGGAGTCCGCGCGTATCTTGCCAACCGGGGTTATAGTCATGCGCCTATGTCACCACCTTTCACGCCCGCCTCGGTTACTAGAGCTTCCAAGTGCTTGGTTTCGAGATAGCAGCCGGTGCCTGAACCGGCGTTTGGCTTCTTTGAAGCATCAGGTGGGAGAGCGCATGTACCAAAGCATCCATCCTGTCGGGAGAGTCCGCCTGCCCTGGAACGTAGGTGCAAAGCTCGTCCTCCAGGTAGCCGAAGAGTCCCACATGGTGAACCTTTCCCTGTTCATAGAGCGCAGCCACGGGTTCGGCCCTCGTATATTTGCCTCTGGATGCTCTTATAAGAGTTACTGGAGCCTTTGGATCTACGGTGTGGATCGTGTACCGGACCATGTCGCCGCCCTGGTTTGCCTCTGCTATGATGCGATCTGCTGCCAAATGCTCATATAGGTCCCGGACTCGCTTCGCCCATTCAGCAGGGCTTGCTTTTACAGAACAATCCTCAAGCACATAACCCTGTCCATCTCGTGAAATGCCGCAGGCGACTATCCCCGTATGGCTGGCCTGAAGCCCGCTTCCTGCCGCAGGGTCCACTCCAATGACGATCCGGAGAAGCTCCGGGCTTTCCCGTACTCTGGTCTCATCTAGGATCTTGCGGGTCCAAAGCGCTCCTGGCACGTCCTCTAAGATCTCTGCGTAAAGCTCTTGCCTCGAAAGCCTGGTCCCTTCGTACCGGGCGAGTATCTCCCGAGCGAAGCCTTCTGCAAGGTTTGCAAGGTTTTCAAATGTGGTTCCCCGAACGGTAATGGTATCGGGCGAAGCCATGATCTCACGCAAGATCGGGATGGGCCTCGGGGTTGTGGTGACGATGGCTTTCGCTTCTCCCAGGCGCAACCCGAGCGCCAGCATGTCCCAGGTCTCCTTCGGGTACTTCATGGCCGCGAGTTCATCGACCCAGGCGAATTCATGCTGGGGTCCTCGTAGTCTGTCTGGCTCCTCGCCTGAATAGAGGGTGGCAATAGCTCCATTTGGCCAGGTGATCCGCCTTTTTGACGGCTCATACTTCGGCCTTGCCCATGGCGGCGAGATAGCGAGGATTCCGGATTCGCCCTCCGCCATAACGTCGCGGGCGTCGGCAGCGGTGGGGGCCACCAGAGCGATCCGCCCTGCGCGGCCCTCTTCCACCATTCTTCTCGTCGCCTGAGCGCCGGCGATGGTTTTTCCAAAGCCTCTTCCCGCAAGGAGCAGGAAGGTTCGCCACGGGCCCTCGGGCATGAGCTGCTTTTCTCTTGCCCACAAGCGCCATTCGTAAAGATATACAAGAGCTTCGGCTGGGCTCAAGCTGTCAAGGAACCGCCTACGGGCGGCGGGTGAGGAGCGTGCGATATCTGAGGCCTTAACCATCGGAATCGCCGGCGTCTTTGCCCCTCTGCCTTGCAAGGTTTTCAAGCTTCTCTTCAAGCTGCGCCTTAGCATCAGCGATCTCTATCTCTATGGGTCCGCCGCCTACGCCTGCAAGCTCAACCCTTCGCCTGCCAAACCTCTCAGGGAACCTCTTTTCAAGGAACGCCGCAATCGACTGCCAGGAATCCATTCTAGCGCGCCATTCGCCGACTAACTCGACAATGACGGAGGCCTCAAGACTCTTTACTGTGTCATAGAACTCCTTGTATTCCCCCGAGGCAGCCTCTTCCCCACGGATCATCCAGCGCCTGAAAGTGTTATAGGAGATGCCTGCATAAAGACAGGCGTCTTCCAAGTAGTTACCCTCGGATATTGCTTCATACAGCTTTTTCTTTGTCTTTTCGGAGAGTTTTGAGGGCCTGCCTCGCGCTCTTTCTGCCATATGCGCCCGCCTCCGGCAGCCCAGGGGGCAGAGGCCGCCGGAAGGAGGGCCGCTCCCCTAGGCCCTTTGTACCTCCGTGGGGAGGCATAAATCTACGCCGCCCTCAAATACACTGTAAGATGAGCCTTGGTCCCCAGTCTATGGTTTTACTCGCCCACTTTGTGGGGTGATTGGCCCATTTCGTGCCCCACTCGGGTACAAAAGCCGTTTCACCTCTCATAAATCCCATAACTCGCTTGAGGCCCAACGGATCATGTCAATAACGCTCCAGCTAGGGCGCTTCTTGTCGCCCCCAAATGGCGTTTGAAAGCAGCATAGGTATAGAACTAGGGAAGGGACAAAACTTCAAATGGCGGGTCAATGGAAGGTGCTAGAACAGGCAAAGTAGGAATGGCCGACGGCCACATTTGAAAGAAGCCGCCGGCGCTTGCGGGCGTCGATGTAATGGAGATGTAACGCCGCTTTTTCCGCGTTACATTGGGCCGTGTGTGTACCCACACACACGTTTATATATCGGGATCGGGATCGGGGCACGCGTTACATGCGCGTTACAAATAAAATGTAACACCGTTACATGACCGTTAACAAAAGACTGAGATTACGCGCACGAGTGCTCTTTTCAGAGCTAGAAGGCCCATAAAGAGAAACAGATGAACACGGAGAGAGGTTTGCGCTTTCTGTAAGTTGAAGGCGCAGGGCGGGTTATTCATGATGGAATGTGCTTTTTGAAGTAAAGCAAAGTTGTAATCGGAATCTGTTAACGCAATGTTTTCGCCAATGTAACGGCGTTACAAGACCGCCCGCAATAAAGAATAGATAAGCGCTCTCGGCCCCCCGTATTAGGGATGCCGAAAGCGCCAATGTTCGATTCTAGTTACAGAATCCCAAACTCATATGCGAGCACTGTGAGAATCGCAGAGTGCATTTCATACACTATCCTCCGGCCAACGCCTAGCTCCATTGCGATCTTGTCCCATGAAAGGCCTTCCTGGTATCTTAGGGCAAGGAGGGTTCTTTGTTCGCTCGACAGCTTTTCCACAATGGCTTCCACTGCTTCGACTTCGGACAGAAAATCAGGGCAAATCCTTGCAAGGTCGGGAAATACGGTCGTCTTAGTTACTAGGCCCCATACGGCGAGCTTGGCCGTAATGAGCGGCTTTAGCCTCGCCAAGTATGGCACGCTCTCCGAGGCCATCGCCTTTCCCCCCCAAGAATTAGAGAATAGGAAGGCGAAAGCGGATTCCGGCGAGGCCTTTAGTTTGCTTCCATCTTTGATCTTTTGGCGTGCTCTATGATGAGGCTTTTCCATCTATCAAGTTTGGCGTGACTTGCGTCTCGCCCTGAAAGACCTGCTTCTCGGAAGAGTTCACGCAGTTTTTCGTCTGAAAGGCCTGCGGCCTTCCCCATGGCATAGACTGCACGAATGGCATCCTTTGAGACCTCGCGGGAGGAAGTCTCAAGCTTCTGTTCGGATTTAGGCTTTCGAGCCTCCTCGCGAACTTGCTTGCTAGCATCAGAAGGCTCCATTTCTTCAGGCTCGAAGTCTTCGAGGTCTTGGGTGAAGATGTCTGAAAGCGAACCAACCATGAGGGCCGCATCTACCAAGGCCCGCTTCTTCCCCATTTTGAGGACCGTATTATCCAGGGTATAAGCGTCACGGCCTCGGTATCTCGTTTCTTTGGTGTTTGCAGCGCCCATCCCTTCTGTAATCAACATGTCGCCCCAATAGAGCTTGCATTTGACTTGGTACTGGAAGAATCCGCTTTCGAAATCGCGCGCACTGTCCATGATGTCGAATTCGGACCTAAGCCCCAGCAGCATACAGATCTTCTCCGCACCAGGCTTAAGGAGAGTCATTTTGGAAGTGCCGGGAATGACGCCGTAGTCAAGTCCTGACCGAAGCCGCGCCTGAACCAGGCGCTGAAACTCGGAGATCCTGGTCATGGCAGACGAAAGCTCCGAAAGGTTCACCTGGTCGATGACCCGAACAACCTCCCGGCCACTCCCCGCAGCCTGTTCGTTC